AAAGGATAGTAGTGTAGTCGCCAGCAATGACAATAAGACTGGGGTGAAACGGAGACATTACTAGCTTCCTGTCGTTTATTTTTTTTCCTACTCTAGATCCCTTATAGGTAGATAGTAATAAAACATAAACAAAAATGAATAGGAGGAAATTACTAAACTACTTATTAAGTACTGGAGATTATTGTTTTAAAATAGATAACTTCTTAATTCCTAAACGGTTAATATCTGAAAGGGGTTATCCAATTAACTTAGAGTACAATAGGCAGAAAAACCTAGATCAGGGAAGTGCTTGGTCACCTAATTTTCGTAAGGTACTTGAAAAGAAGTATAAAAAGATGGTTTATACAAGAGAGTTTCCACTAATCATACAAGACCAAGATGTATGGAGAGGATTGTGTAATAAGTACTGTGTTAGTGATATAGATCATAGGCGAAAGAATTATTTTGTGGCTGATTATTTCTTTCCACGTCATAGTATGTTAGTTGAAATAGATTCAGACTACCATCTTGATGTATATGATAATGCAAGAGATGAATATGTACAAAATACTTATGGTATCAGTACGTTAAGATTCTATAAGTTTGGAGAGAAAAAGGCCAAGGACAAGCAATATATAAGAGATTTTAATTCTTGGTTAGCTAAAAGAAAGGGTCTTGTAACTAGCTTAGACTATACCACGATGATTTTGGAGAAGTTCAATAAAGCTAATGGAGATATAATACAATTTCTAGATTTTGTAGAGGCTAATCTGAATAAAGCCAGAGATGGAATATTCGACCTAAGTGCGTATAGTCATTTATTGAGCGGTTGGGATGCTGTTAGAAGAATAGATATGATTATCAGTAATATATACGGGATTAGGGTTGTAGTTAGCAACTGGAGGTATAGATAATGTAATTGAAAAGCCTCCAATTCCTTAATAGTGAGATGTGGCAAGTATCGACTATAGGGATCTTGTCATAAGGCTGAGTTTTGTCTAGTATTTGTAAGCCTTCGAGTAAGGACCGGTCTCGATAATATTCTAGACTACCCCACGTAGCGATAGAGGTTAGCTAAGTACGTACAGGTAGAGATAGAAGATGTTTACATCTTCAGTCGATATAGGAGTGAGGCATTGCTCCTATAGAAAGAAGGGAGCACGAAATTCCTGGAGTAGAGGTCTTACCATAGAGCCGGTAAGGGAAAGAGGTAATCGTGTTGACTAATTTTGGTTGTTTTTATAAGTCTAATTTAATCTAAAACAATCCACCCTGGTAGCGATGTAGGTAAGCTAAACACTTAGGGCTATTTCCGTGGATGGGTCGCATCTAAGTAATAGTTCCGGTGCGGTAGAGATAGAGAGTCGCAAGGAGAGAATTCTAAACGCAATTCCACTCTCTGTCGTTTTTATTTTTTTTTGCTTCCCACACCTAGGATGCCTTCGATTCCTTAAATATGATAGAAAATGGAGTTATGTAAATCCTGGAGTAAGACCGATAGACAGAATGGGACGAAAGAGGTAACCATGCTGATGAATTTTGCTCAGTTTTATAGTCACTAGTCTAATACTGAGATACCCTAGAGCGAAACAGGTGAGCTATGTATTGCGAGTCAGGCGGGAGGCCAAGAGGATATATCTATACCCGTTATTGGCTGTAATACTGGTAGAGATAGGATGTTGGGATTGAGGTTATTCATGTCAAAAAATGACCGAAGAAAGCTTCTCAACATCCAGTCGTTTTTTTTTGCGGGTTAAAAAAAGAGAGAAAGGTAAGTTATAATACCAATCTCTCCTTCTTTTTTAGTCAATCATAATCTGTTTTCCTGCGAGTCCCTTTTTCTTTTGCAGGTTAATCAAGAGTACGCCATTTTTCAAGCTTGCACTAATATTATTCATGTCAATCTCCCTCCCCACATAGAATGACTCTTTAAAATCTGGTAGTACTCTGGTCTCACTTGTCTCCTTGTTCTTACCACTTACTACCAACTTTTCATCCTCTGTTGTAATCTTCAGGTCATCTTTACCTAGTCCTGGCACTACTAAAATTATTCTTGCACCGGACTCTGTATTCTCAACCTTACTACTTACCCTCTTGCATGTATCATCAAAAAGTGACATCGCTGTATCAACGTAGTTCTTTATAAATCTATCCATCATATTTTTCTTTATTTTTTGTTAAACTTGTACTGCTAATAATACAAATGAAATACCAAAATAATTTCTCTGCCTTTTTGTCATCCTGCCCTGCCAAGTTGACATTTTCGTAGGTGAGGTAGACATGGAACCTTATTAATAGAAAACAGATAATAATAAAAACATGGAAGATTACTCAGACATACCAAAAATGTTCGTGGTGAAAAATGAACCGCAGGAAGTAACACAGATTAGGGCTCATATACTTAGATCTTTCAAGGACCTACTATTTTTTGAAGAGCCACATATTTATTCACTCCATGGTAAGCAGTTGACCTCTGTTACTACTATGTTGGGTAAGTATATGGCGCCTTTTGATACAGAACAGACAGCTACTAATTATGCTAAGAAAAATGGTGAGACTCCTGAATATTGGAAGGATAAGTGGTTGTGGAAAAATAAGATGTCTACAATTACAGGATCACTAGTGCATGAATTTGGGGAGTCTTATTCTTACTTAATAAATGGTCACCCTGAGAGAATAACAGAGTCTTGTAAGTGTAAGTATGTGGAGGATAAAAACTGGCTTATTCCAACAAGGGGTAAAGAGGAGGCAGTTATCAATTATTGGTCTAGTCTTCCTCCTTGTCTTCACTTTGTTTATGCAGAGGCGATGTTATATACAAACAGCAACCCAGATCCCAGTACTCACCTTAAGACTCAACTAGCAGGGACGGCAGATATCTTATTATACTATAAAGATACTGTTAACCCGGAGAATAGTGGTCTTGTAATAGCGGATTATAAGACAAATGTTGATATTAGAAATAAATTTGCAAGATCAACGGGTAAGAAGATGAAAAGTCCATTTAGTGATTTCTTGTCTGAGCCACTTAGTGAATATTATGCTCAGTTCAGTACATATCAAATTCCACTAGAAGACATAGGACTTAAAGTTATTGCGAGGAGACTTGTATGGCTTAAGGATGATGGTAATTTTGAAGTCCTAGCAACACCTGACTTATCACAACTAATTAGGGAAAACTTATGAAAACCAGTATTAAGTATTATAGAAGATTGTTCGGTTCAGAAATATGGGCAAGGTTCTACATACCCATTAAGAAAACAAAATATACATTATCAGCTTCGTTGAACGGTAGAATCTATAGAGCATTAAAAGCAAGCAAGTATTTGAACCACAACTTAATTATTAGTATTAGGACTGATAAGTACCTTAGTAGTAGGTCAATTATTTCTATACTCAAGATAATATTAACTAATGGGACAGACTATACAGACTGCTTTTTAGACGTACAAGATCCACATAGAGCTGACCGTCTGGGTGGGATTGTAGAAGTAGGTAGAGATATTATAGAACTAGATAAGTGTTTTATAGATGACTTAATAGAAAGAAATATTAGAGAGTAGTGGTTAGTACTACTCTTTTTATTTCGTCTTAGTTTCCTTAATAGTGTAGAATGAATAGAATATGAAAGCAAAAGTTGTTTACTATAAAAATAGATTTAGTGACTATATATTTGCTAGAATTATGGTACCTGTGGAGTTCAGTAGGGATTTAATCGTAAGAGGTTCTGGAAAGTTGTATAAGGGAGACGTTGACCTGCGCACCCCTAGATCTTGTATATTGAGTTTTATAAGGTTAACTAGTAAATTCATAGACAGTGCCACTATTTTAAATATAATAGAAGAGCAATTAAAGAATGGATCAAAACCAGGAATAAATCGTCTCGAGATTAGAAGCAGTGTCGTACAATCAGAATACGAGAGATTAAATACATTCCAGGTTAGTGCAAAAGATATAGACCTAGATGATAGTAGAGTATCTAAGTTAATAGAAAAATATGTTGAGAGAATGTAGTACTACTCTTTTTATTTTGCCTTAGTTTCCTTATTAGTGTAACAACAAAAAAATTATTTATATGAATAGAACTAGAGATTATTCAGTAAGTATTAAGAAGAACATTATTGAGAAACTATCAGACTACCTTGAGAAGAACAAGATCAAAACTATGGTACTTGGTGTGAGTGGTGGTATTGATAGTACATTAAGCGCTGCATTATGTTATGAAGTTGCTAAGAGGACAGGTGTTAAGTTGCTTGGTTACTCTTTGATGTGTAAGACTAATGCAGAGGGTGAGGTTAGTTCTGCGGTTAATGCGGGACTAGCGTTTTGTAATGAATTTAAGGAGGTAAACATTGAGAATTGGTATCTTCAGTCTAGCAACTTTGTATCAATCGGGACTAGTTCAACTGATGATCCCGCCAATCTTTCGGCCATTGCATTAGGTAATATTAAGGCAAGACTTCGTATGATTTTCTTGTACTGTAAGGCCGGGGAAACTGGCGGAATTGTAGTTGATACAGATAACATGACTGAGCACAATACTGGGTTCTGGACGATTCATGGTGACGAGGGTGATGTAAATCCAATAGGTAATCTTTGGAAGTCAGATATCTATGAAGTTACTGACTACTTACTCACAGAATATCTTGAATATCGTGAGACCCTGGTAGAAGGTAAGGATGATGAAGAGATCAAGAGAACTGGTTATGCTGTGGCTGCCTTGGAAGATGCACTTAAGATAGTACCAACAGACGGAAATGGAACATCTGCTAGTGACCTTGACCAGATTGCACCAGGTTGTACTTATGAGCAGGTTGATGAAGTACTCAAGACTTGGTTATCTATGAATAATGACGAGAAAGAACTATGGAACAGAGGCTTACAATCAAAACTATACAAGATGATAGATGAGATTGGCGTCGACATGGTTAACAGAATCTTAGATCGTCACAAGAGAACAGAGTATAAACGAATGCATAGACCAATTAAGCTATGATAGAGTTTATTTGTAGAACATTATTAATATTGGCTTTGTCTAGTGTAGTCATATTATCGGTTATTAACTTGATTTCTAGTTTATGGCATAGAGATAAGAAGCCAGGAATCTATAATAAACTACTAAATATTAGGGACCTTATAGCGAGGGCAAGCGGGTTTTCAATGTTACTAGGAATTGTAGTAGGGAATATTATCTTATTTATTATAGGTTTTATTATCCTAATCTGTATAACATTAAGAACTATATTGAGTGAGGTTATAAGCCAAGAAAAGTTACAGAAATTTGATGTGACAGTAGATATTGTTATAATTTCAGCTTTTCTAGATCTTATATTAAAATTATTTAAACAATATTAGATAATGAAAAGATACAAGATTACATATCCAGGTAGTGTGAGTCAAGAGAAAAATCTAGTAGAGAGAAGCATGTATGATGAGGTAATCAAACCAATAGATCAAACTCTCTACAAAGTTGAATCAATGTTAGCAGAAACAAATGCCAAGAAGAAGAAAGAACTTGTTGAGGACTTAAGGCAGACTAGAAAGAGGGTTAAGTCCGTCCTGTCTAGTTTTGGTGAGTATTTTGTAAGTGATTCTCCGTTAGGTCAGGCGATGTTGAATGGTGGAAAATTAATACTACCAGAACATCAAGGAGGTATAACTAGTCCAGTAATTTTTGAAGAGATTAAGTAATGGTAATTGAGGTATTAAAAAACAAGTACAAGTGTGGATGTAATAAGGGGATTGCAAAATTAGATCAACCTGACATCCTGGAAAAATTAAATTCTATCATTGAGTGGGATATCTGTAAGTTCCCTGAGAAGTCAATCATAGAAACAGAGAAGGACGAGTGGAATAAGTACTTTGGTCCTGACTGTGAAGAGATTGAATATAAGGAGGTACAAGATGAAAACGGAGTTAAGTGTAGAACGTTCGAAGATAGGAATTTCTTAGGCGCCTTATCAGAATTAAAGCCTGGTAATTGTTTCCTATTTGATGGTCAGTTTATCGCAGTTGACAGTGCAGATAGATTAGTTCTCATGTTTAGCGGATCAGGTTATAAGGCGCTAGATAGACTTTGGGAAGAAGAGATTTGTCCAGAGCTTAGGATATTCTACGGCGACAACAATGTAAACAATGTAGAGTATAAAGGGCTTGACAAGGAACCTGATTATAAGAATGAGTTTAACTTAGAGGTCAGAATTCCTTACCTAGATTATAACAAATGGAAAACCTACTTCCTAGATGGTAATGATAAGATACCAACATTAGAGGGCGGTAAGCATGCAGTACTTTGTAAGCTTGATTCAGACGATCTTCCTTTTGAATTTGAGTTTACTATGACCGACCATTGTGCATTCTTTAGAGGTGATGAAATCGATGAGGAGGATAAAGATATTGCAGAGATGGCAGTAAGACAGACTATTTCTTGGTTCTATGAAAATACAAAGCGGAGCATTAATCCACTTGATATAGAATCTAAGAAACAGCAGGAAATCTCAGACTACCAACAGAAGAAGCAATTAGATGAGATGATGAAGAGCTTAGGTGGTGGTGAATAAAAAAAAATAAAGTAGTAGATTTAATTTCTACTACTTTTTCTTTCGTTCCTCTTTATGGTCTCTCCTGGTTCTTGATAAAATCTTTCACTGCGTCACTTCCATTGTTGTCTATTAGCACCGAACAACTGGCCATAAAATATTTAGTGTTAGTTACCTTTGTGCAGTATCTTGTATAGACCGACATTACTAAGTTAAACACTACTACAATGGCCCATACTATCGGTGCGTTATTAACAATGTCTATCGCAGTGCAGGTACCTATCAGCACTGAATATAATAAGACAGAGGAATTATCTATTAGTTCTGCATACCTCTTACTGTTTGCACCATAGAAATAACTTCTCCCTACTAGCGGACACATAAGACTTAAGAATCCCATAAGTTCAGGGTTTCTTAATTTTCTATTTGCAATCATGAAATTAAGATCCTGTTCTGTTAGCTTGTTAAAATCATTCCCTCCATTTTCTAAGAAGTAGGATAGGTCAGTCTTAGATATATACCTACTAATCTCTGACTCACAAATCACTTTACAGATTTTTTCTTTCTCCATTTTTCTATATTTTTTGTTTTTACTAAGAATATTATTGTTGTTGTATCTCTGTATTGGTTTGTAATTCTGTGACAATAACCAATCCCTGATATCATAACTGGTTCAAACATCCTAAGTGCGCCAGGTAAGGTTCCTCGATTACTGTACATAGAAGACAGTCCAATTGCATAGACTGGTAATTTCTCAGGCACAATAAGCCCGTCCATGAAAGTCTGAACATAATATTTATCTTTCAGTCTAATCCAACTTTGCTGTTTATAGATTGGTCGTGCACTATATACCTCAACTGGATCATAAGACTCTATATTTTCTAGGGTCTCTGATCTTTTTCTATTACTTGGTCTCCTATTGATTGAATAATACATGCTATACCTAAGTATACCATGATCATCTAAGTAAAACCCGTAATGACTCTTTGATGGTTTTCTATACATAAATACACTACTTAGCACTACATCGTTTTTCTGTACCGTCCTGAGTAAGTCCCTTCTGAATACATAATTCTTCACTGTTTTCTTACCTAGCCTCTTAATAATCTCTGAGTAAGTATCATTATAGTCCTTACCTATCCTAGAATATAGAAACTTAATAGTCTCTGCGTATTCAGGCTTACAATATGAACCGAAGTGATCTTTACCTCTGTACCACATCGAGTAAGTTCTCATGGGTAGTTTTCGTATATCATCATCTATTAATTTTCTACCAAACTTCTTTCTACATTTAGGTCTTCCTTCTCTACAATACCTATCTGATCTGATTATTCTAAAATCTATCATACTCATAGTTAAGGAATCTAGGGTAAGGGATTGAAAAAAATAGGCTTACCGATTCATCACAAACCAGTAAGCCTTATCATGGACGACAACAATATTATAGTTTCTCTATCTCATAGATAACACGATCATTTTTAAGTCTCATATCAGACTCGTCAAGACCGATCCATCTATTAGTCTTAGGGTTAAACACCCTCTTTGTTCTTGTCTCCAACATCTTTCGCTCTGCAGCCAGTTTCTCCTCTACATTATCTAGCTGAATTGCGAAATCCTCCTTGCGGAATTTGAATGACAGTAGTGCAAGTCTCTGTAAGTCCTCTACACTCTTTGTCAACTTAATTACCACAATGTTCGCCTCAGGTCTAATCTTATAGGACTCTGGAAAATACTCCTGAATCTCTTCAAGACTTAACCCGCTTCCTATATGCCATGCGAACTCTACTTTGTCATTAACTGGGCTGAACTTATTCTTCAGTTCTTCCCAGATCTCGGATGAATTCTTAATAGAACTAAATCCGATACAGTTCTTATTCCCAATGCTTCTCGCGAAGTATTCAGGATAAGTTTTTACTACCTCAAAGATACTCTCACGAGTTTCTTTAAGTCCTCGATAGCTATTATTACCTAAGATAGATATAATAGCATCAACGTCTACGGCTCTATTCTCAAGTACAAGAATACCGCCAATGTAAAACATAAGCTCCTTAACATGATCTGTTATGAACTCTGCCTTACCAACTGTTTTCTCTGATACCTTAATTAATCTTCTACCATCGTTCATAGACGGTTTCTTTATGTTGGTATCTATCTTTACACCAAATAAGTCCTTTGCCATCTCAGCAAGTGACTTTAGTGTTCCGATTGGGTCATTAGATAGTGTTAGTACCTTTGACCTTCCATCGATTGTAATGGTGTAGAAAAAGTTTACACCATACGCCTTTAAGGATGATTTAATAGTTTCTAACTGTTTCTCATCCAAATAGCTAACACCCCACAATTCTCTCAACTGTGTAAATGTAATTGTTCGATTTGTGCATTTATTTATCACAAACCTCAGAAGCTGTTCTAACCTCTCGGCCTGCTTCTTTGTAACGGTGGAGATCTTCTTTGCCTCCGCCTTGCTATATCCGTTCTTCTCTAGACTTACTCTAGCATCACGGATTTTCTTGTTTTTATTAGTGAGCGATATTACTTCGCCACTAGTTTTCTTAGTAAGACCCTCTAAATATTCGAGTGCCTTGCCATACTGAATGAGGTAGACTTCTTGTTTTCTACGTCCTACCTCTTTCTCCGTATTTCCCTCAGTCTTCTCAGATACTAAGAGATTTTTACTCTTTAACTCACTGATCAATAACTCAGCAAGTCTATACTTACCGGAACTATCCATTCCGAACTGGTTTAGAGCTTTTCCAGCTGCTTCTAAAATTAACTTACGGTCAGCTACATTTTCATTGCTTTCCGATTTAACAGTCTCTACAACTGCTTTGTACAAAATTTCCTTGTTCTCCATTTTCTTTGATTGATTTAATTTGTTAATAACTTGACTATATTAGATCGGTGTTCGTGAATTCTTTCCAGCATTGAAGATCATTCTCTCTGTTACTCTTTTGTAACCTTTGATCTCATCGTTCTGGTTTTCGATTATTCCACGAAGACGACCATTCTCTTTCATAGTCTTCTTACTCTCTAGATACAGGTACACAATACCCGCAGTTAACAAGATATTTGCCTTGTTATTTTTAAGGAATTTTTTAATACTCATACAATAATAAGGGATTTAGGACAAAATAGACGGAAAAAAGTAGTAGCCTAGTCTCCCGACCGAACTACTACATAATCAAGTTATAAATGTTTATTGAGATAACAAATATGCTCAACTATAAGGAATCTAGGCTTGTCCATCTGCAAGCTTAAATTTGATATTGAAGTCTTCCTCTGCTCTTACGTAAACTGTTTCATGTCCCACTGCCTTGTATAGTACTGCGTTGATCCAGTTATGTTGAGAATCCTTCATCTGTCCAAATCCTATAATCTCATAAGTGCTAGTGTGACTTAGTCCTGTACTTCCTGGATTCTTATCAATAAATTCAACTCTCTCGCTAACTTTAAATTTTCTCATCTCTTATTTTTCTTTTGATTACATTATTAAGGTATTCAGATCCTCTCACATGACGCCCTAGTCCCCTTATAGTTGAAAATTAATACAGAGTTCAGTTTAATTAATTATATTTATGAGAATTTCAAAAACAATTTTAATTAGTATTGGTGCAGTTATAATTTGTACTACTATTATCTTGCTCGTTATGAAAGTAAACTATAAGAATGAGCAGACAAGGTTAGTAAATCAGTATGACATGCAATTATCTAAGATCGAAGGTGTCCATGATAATATGTGGAAAGTACTAGAATCTAAGGCGGGCGTAACAAAAGAATATGCAAGCCAGTTTGATTCAATCTACAACCACATCATGAGCAAAAGGTACGATCAAAACGATAAGGTCCTGTTTAATTGGATAAAGGAGCAAAATCCAGAATTCAGCAACGAACTATACAAGGATCTTAGTGTTACGATTGAAGTGCAGAGGAGACAGTTCTTGAATGCACAACTTGAAATCATTGATATTGTGAGAGTCCATAATAACCTAGTACAGACATTCCCATCTAGCCTTTTTGTAGAGGATAAGATGCTGAAATATGAAATGATCAGCAGCACCTACACTAAAGGCATTATGGAGAATAAGGTAGAAGATGGCAAAGTGGATCTGTTTAAAAAATGAAAATACTAGGAACATACTACCTTACGGAAACTATACCACACTATCCATATAAAGTGAATTTAGATTTTCTGATAGACCTAGACTTCCAGCTTAACTTTGGAATAATTAAAGGTAGGGCTGTTCTTGAGGGTCACTCCCCTGAAATGTTTAAAGGAAAACCCGTATACTCTAGGTATAAAGTTACTATTAAATTCAATAACAAAAAACATCCAACGGAAAAGAGTGTGTATTGTGCGTTGGAGAAAACACTTAGTGGTACAGGATCCGGTTTTTGTATAGGGCCTTACAATTGGAGAGGGAACAGTGACGTCTACAATAAGTGCTATAAGATGAGATTAGATAGTGATAGAATAATTAGTATAATAAAAAATAATCTAAAGAAATGATTTACTTACTAATACTATTACCAATTATTGCAGCTAATGTTGTATATTGGTATTTTAGAAAGAATAAGAAGTTAGATCTAAGTGATGAGAGAAGGGGTATAACATATCTATTGCTCTTAACGGTTCCCACTATACTAACTGTGATCACAATATTTACAATGGATCACACAATTAGGTATAGTAAGATATCTGATACGGAGTATTGGTCTTTCTATTATTCTAAGATCAGACACTTGGATAGGTGGAACGAATATATACACAGAACTTGTACTAGAATGATCAGAGATTCTAGGGGAAATACTAGGACAGAAACTTATGATTGTTCCTATGTTGAGTATCACCCAGAGAGATGGATACTAGTTGATAATGGCGGTAATGAGATCTATACAAGCAAGGAGTATTTTGACAGAATTAAGACATTGTGGAATACGAAGCCCATTTTTGTAGATATGCACAGAAACTATTATACAGTGGATGGAGATGCGCAGGAATATTACTGGGATCAACTAGGACAACACCTAATTACCTACTCCTTAGAAATGCCGTACGTAAATAAAATAAAAGGAACACAGACGGCATTTAGACTAAGAGATGTAAGTAAGGAGGAGGCAAAATTACTTGGCTTATTCGATTATCCAAGTATCAGTGGCCCTAATATGTATGAACAAGAACAAAATCCAATCTTAGGCTTTAATCCAGGCAAAGATATTATTAAGAAATTTACAAACTTCAATGCTAGGGAGGGAAGCAGAAAGAAGATAAGAGTTTTTGTGCTAGTATTTAAGGAATGTCAAGGTCCAGAGATAGCGGAGGAACAAAAGAACTACTGGCAAGGTGGTAATAAGAATGAACTTGTTATCTGTGTGGGAATTAATAAGTCTACGCATGAAGTTAAGTGGGCTGATTGTTTCTCTTGGCAGGATGATGTAACACTTGACACTAGATGTAAATTATTCTTACAGAGCCAGAAGAAGCTTGACTTAGACAGACTTCACTGGTTCCTAAGAGAGAATATTGGACTATGGAAGAAGAAGGATTTTATAGACTTTGATTACCTAGAACCTGAATTAGACTCAGATGATGATAATACAATAATCATGGTGGTACTATGCATCCTACTAGTATCTACATGTGTTCAAGTTGGTTCATTCTGGTATTATACTAAGAAGGATGAAAAAGATCAAAGTTAAAGTATCTTATAAACTAGTTAAGTACCAAGGTATATCAGTAGAGGAGATATTAGCAGCGGTAGAAATTCCAGTCACTAACAGTATATATAAACTTACTTGTGGAACGGGATTATTTTCAGGTATCAGAAAATCTGTGTGTAATGGTAATAAGACAGTCAATAACTACATAAGATTTTGTATACCCACAAAGAAAGTACTAACTAGCAAAACAGTAATGAAGGAACTAAAAAACTTAATACCAGATACAGCTAGTATACTTAAAATGCGTTACGCCCTCAAGATAAGTGAGGAAGAAAAGCTTGATAGATACCCTGATAATCCATATGTAATACTGGGAAGAGAATATTTACTAGTAAAAGAGGCAGATATCTATGACGTGATTGGAAAAATATTATAAGGAGAGTAGGTAAAACTACTTTCCTTTCTTTTCCTTATTATTGAATGTATTATAAAAAAGTTATGATTAGAGTAGAAATGGTTTATTGGAGAGCAAAGCCATCGTGAGGGTAACAATACTTTACTACAAAAACGCAGAAAGTGACAATCTTTCAGCTAAGATTATTATCCCTGTTAGGTCTCAGTATAATATATTAGAGAATGTATTTGGATATATACTTAAAGGTCGCCATTTGCGTGTACCTAAGGATTACTACATATCGATAGAGGTCCTTGTATCTAAATATCTAAGAAAGGAAGGTATTATTGATATTTATCTAGATTACATGAAGAATGGTGTTTATTCAGATAGGTTACTATATACAGAGTTGACAGAAGAACCACCTGAATATCCAGAACTACCTAAGGAAAAAATACTTAATACAGATACAGTAGAGATAGAGGATAGCCTGATAAATGATACATTAAGGGCTAATAGTATGACAGAAAAAGAATTAGATAAAAGATTGAGTAGACTATGACAGAACTTAGTTATTGGGATATTAATAGAAGGGGAGTTATTGTCCCACACTTAGGAATCATTATGAACATATCATTTATGTCAAAATACAAACTAGAAATGGGACTTGGAATAACGTACTTGGGTAAGCTGAAAAATCCTGTTAAATACAATATCGAACTAGTAATATCGGACAAGAGCTTTAAATATATAACAAAGAAAAGAGTCTTGTCTGAACTAGAAAAATTAATACAAGAAAATAAATTTCTGGCATGGCATCTAACAACAGGCGATCCGGATAAAGATGAGTCTATAATATACCAACTTTTTGATTACCCGGAGAAAATAAAAACAGATACATTAAATATTAAAGACAGTACAATAAATGAGTTAATAAATAAAAAATTTAAGAAGAGTCAGTTTTACTAACTCTTCTTTTTTTATCCGCCCTACACTACCTGATTATCTAGTAGTCTTAGGAACTGGTCTCTCGTCATTGTACCACCCGCTGCACACTTATGACCTCCACCATTATAGTTTTGTTTCATATAATCAGCAAGGTTTAATCCAGTTTCGGTTTCACTGTACATTGATATTGAATAGTACAGCCCGCCGTTTTCATCATGCCTTAAGTTTACGCACACTGTAATATCATAATCTCCATATACTGACTCGAACTGCTGGCTTCCAAATTCCTGAGTCAACATACAAATTCCCTTATACTTACCACCTACTACTACTGAAAACGCATGAGACTTAACGGCGGCTTTATGACGTTTCTGATTATATACTGTTATCTGCTTACCAGTCTCTAGTATTTCTGCAGTGAGTGGGGAAATATCAATCCTCAGCTTATCAAATACTTGGTTAATGGAGTTCAAGACCATACCATACTTAGTACGAAGGCCAAGTTGGAATGCTAGTGTCTCTTTGTCCCATGAAAACCGACTCTTATCCCAAACATCATATGCAGATACTAGTCTCACTGCCTTAGGTACAATACTATCAACACCATACATAAATTTCCAACATAGTTCACACGCACCAAGACCTATCATTCTAAGACCATCCATGTCATCGTAAGAATGTTCCTTAGCTGTATCAATCGCCCCTATGTGATGATCAATCCAGATAGCACTATAACCACCAGATAACTCCTTAAGCCTTTTCATATCCTCTGGTGGAAATGATATGTCAACTAGAAAAACATGACATAGCTCATCCTTGCCAATCTTAGGTAGTTCTGGAATGCTGTCTCCATAATTCCAACCCTTTGTCAATACCTTTTCATATCCAAGCTCTCTTACTAGGTAGTCTTGGATAATCGCAGCTGAAAATAATCCATCATAATCAACTCTATGATATACGATAAATCCTACAGTTTTCTTCATCTTAAAAGTCCTTATCTCTTATTAATTCACGTACTCTATCTTCTAATAAGGATTCTGCGATTGATTCTAGCTGAAAATTACCACTACAGTACACATAATAGACGTTACGTACTGTATCCCAATTCTTAGCTGTAAAATCTTCGATCAAGGCTACATTTTTTATTGCTGCTCTTAAGCTCATCAATTCGAGCTCATCTTTATAAGCAACTCTAACTTTACCAGCATAAGATATAACAGCTGACTTTCCGGGCTCACTCTTAAATTTAATTTCTTCTACTAAGTCTTTAATAGTCTTAATAGAATAACCACAACTGCGAATTATATCTTCGCAGTCTTTTTTCAATAATCTAATTCTTACTACCATAACTTGAAATTTATATTAATACTCCTACTAATAAGGAAATAATACCAAGAGAATAACAAAAATGTAGCCTAACCTCACGGCTAAGCTACAAATAATGGCTTTATTAGAAAAAATCCCCTGATAAGAGTATTTCTCATTAATAAGAAATCTAGGGGATCTCAGGGTGCAAAAAAAAACATAGTCGACCCATCACAGGCCAACTATGTAATCTAACAACAAACTTCTGAGTACAAATCATTTATCACTAATAAGGAATCTACCCTGTCCTGTAATACCTTTTTTCCAGTACCTACCTTTTCTCTTTTCAAATATTTCAGGTGGCACCGTTACAAATCCAGTACTACTCGCTTTTAAGTAATTAGGTTTCTCGCCCGGCTTGATATTAAAAGATGTATTAATCGACACACTAATTAGGTCTTCTAGTTTAATCCCATCTAGTGCAAGCGGACAAATACCTAAACCTTTCCAAGTAAAATCCAAGATCAGATATATACTCCCATTCTGGTCTAGTAGTTCAACATCATTCCTCTTAATTGAACCGGGGAAAGACTCTCTAACTACTGACCAACTAAGATATGTACCCCTCGATAGTTCATTATACTTATCTAGGTCTGTACTAATTATATCTTTCTTCAGACTAACCTCAAGTTGTGTAAGTAGTAATTCTAAGTCTAAATATAATATCGGTCTACCATACCAATCCAAGCAGACTGTATCAGAATCTACATACCTAAATCCAGGGAGTTCTACAATCATATATCTAATACTACCTGTCTTCCCCGGTACTATAGACTTATCATACGTACTTAAGTTAAACGGGTCAAAATCATCACATTCCAGACTAGTACTTATCCAACCTAAGCCAGCTGAGAATACGGCAAGGAAGTTTTGATATACAATACCCAACTCCTCACACTGTTCTTTATTCATCAACCTAAACTTACTAGGCTCGTCAGATAGTACTTGCATTACTACTATTGACTTGTCGGGAAAATGTTTTATTAGCCTAAATATCAAATCCGAGCCTGACATTCTTAGCTTGTATAAATCACCTTCCTTCAGAACTACACCCTTACTGTTCGGTGCTTCTATACCTTCTAGTTCATACTCTATATTTGGTAAGCTAGACCTGATAGATACTGCTCTAACTTTTTCTAGGTACCTTCTCTTAGTACTAGTATAGAGTATTTCGCCGGTTTTCTCATTGTACTTGTATGTAACGTCTCTTATCTTATCTTCTCTGTACATTACTTAAGCGCATCTGGTACAAATTCAGTATTACTAAGCAAGAGGTTTTCGGATCTCTTACTCAGCTCTAACATCTTCGCTGACATTTCCTTATTAGCCTTCACAATTTCAGCACGGTCATTATCTCTCTGCTCTTTGATGTGTGCTAGCTTTTCAGTTGTGTCAGAGAGGGCAGTAAATACATCATTCATTGCCTTCTTGTAAGTCTCAACATCAATAATACTTCTACTTCCCTCCACTAAGATCTTACTTGTTGTTTCCTTCATCATCTTAGCATTATTCAAGGTCAGCTCATTATTAACATCCTTGATCGCCTTCTGAGTCTCAAGCACTGCCCTCTGTTTCTGATTCATAATGGCAATAGCGATAGATGTCTCCCAATTTGGTATGATCGTCCTATAGATTTCCTCATTATTTTCACGCAGTCTCTCATTATTCTGCCTCATCATTCTAATCTGAGGGAGGTCGAGATTGTGTGTTTTCTGTCCGGCCATAAATAAGTCGAATGAGTGTCTGTCTATTTTTTCGACGAACTCACGCTGCTTATCTAACTCTGACTGACTATGAGATGAAGGATCTTGTTCAAATTCTTTCAACATCTTCTGCAGCTTTTCTGTCTCGTCGTTATATAAGACAGCTAGTGCGACTACATGAACGCCGTAATATTCACACAACTCCTCAGCTCTTTGTTCCATTAAGACTAGAGAATTCATGTCACTATCCAAGTCTACCTCCATCTCTTTGACTTTGGCGATGATCTTGTTAACGTCATCCTTACTTGATTCGTACCTAGCCATGATCTTATCTGCTGACAATACTGCAGGGGTACCAAATACAGGAATCATAGCAACAAACTTTCTCCAACCCTTCATAGTACTTGGATCTTTTAGTTCGTTCTTTCTGATTGTACTGATAAGCTCTTTTACATACCTACCAGCCTCACCAGCCTTATCCAGTTTATTCAGCTCCAACAAAGTACTAACACAATCGCTGCCTGTATTTACTATATCTGAACCAAATTTCTTAAGGCTATCAGAATCAGTTATACCCTTTGTGATATCCCTGCACCTCTTAATAGTTTGGTCGTCAAGTCTTGTTACATCTACTTTGCCCTTATCATCAACTGTTCTACCTGCTTTGATAAGTGCTTCTTCTTTTTTCTTAATACTTAGGTTTCCCATAATCTCATTTAATAATTGATTTAATATATTTTGTTAATTCTTCCTTTGATAGTTCATTAAGATCTACCTGGTGATAATTCTGTAAGTTGCTCTCCTTTGCATCCAACACTATGAATCTACCAGTTATTGGATGAACACCAAAACCAATGAACGGAGTATTTCCATTTAGTCTAGCAAAGATATAGTCAAGGCAAGAGTTTTTAACACGCACCTTTGGAACAACTCCTAAGTCAATTCTAGAATTACTAAATTGTCTATTCCTATAAATCCTATACTCGTTCTCTTTCAGCATCGGATAAATAGTACTCTCGATCATAATAGATAGCTCAAATCTTAGTTCTAGTAATCTTTGTTCATACTCAAAGAACTTAGTACTATCATATATAATACTTAGTATCTTACTTAACTGATCCACATCTTCTGGACCTAGTAAGACTTTTGCATCTAGCCCCATATAGTAGTTAGTTGCATCGTAGTAGTACTTAGTAAAATTGTAAGTCATTATATTATTATTAACGACTACCAACTCTAAATTTTCCTTCCTACCGTCTGTATAGATTTCAACTACTATTCTTGAATCTAGAATACTCATACCTTTCTCTCGTAGTACTGTTAATAATAGGTCCCCTTTGTGAGTGGATAGTTCAGTACATTGAAAGCCTGTTCTTAGTAAAGTATTAACTACATCACTTATTGGATCTCTTCTTCCAATATGTTTTATTCTTAATTCTTCTGTTAAATCTTTCATACTACTAATAAGGAAACAAGAGAGAGAGAATATTACTACCCTCTCCCAAAAAACATACCTATACTAACTCCTTAAAATAATACTCTGGATCTCTCTCATTGTAGACCTCTTTCATCTTATCCAGTGTTAGCTTATTACCATACTGCCTTATAAAATCTGAGAACTCCTGACCACTCATACTGCCTTGCTCACCTAACTTGATTGCTGCTTTCTTGATCAGTTCTTTCTCATTACTCAATACAGACCATACATAATCCATACCTTCTTTGATGAGCTCTAAGATTCTACCATCACCTGTTGACTTATTTGTTACCATTACATCTTTACAATCAAGACCATTACTTATGCTACCATTCTGTTCAACATCTCTATGCGACAATGGTAATGGTAAGTCAAATCCACAATCCATAACAGCACTACTAAGCTCTTTCCACAAGCTCTGTATATCACTACTGCTACCAAGTAACCACATATCTGAATTACTATAGATTACTCTCTCTGCTTGATATCCACCTAGTGAAATTCTAACCTCATCTAAGACATCCCTTCTACAGTCTATTTCTCCTGCAAAACGTCTATCATAAGTATTACAGAATCCACCATGATCAGTAGAAACACTAACTATACTATCTGGTACTTCACCCTTACACCAAGAATACATTACTGCATGGCCAATTTCATGAACCGCACAAATAAATCTTTTCTTTCTATTCTCTGGGCATCTTTCCTTACCAAGTTCTAGTTTCTGTGTTACTATTACTTCCTCTGCCTTATCGAACTTGAGTCTAATATCGACGCGAGGTAATCTAAAATCTCTGACACCACCAACAACACCGATACTAACTGACTTACTACGACCTTTATGTTCCACTACCTTAGAAAGATATGGTGTAATAAGAGTGTCAATACTACTGAGAACTGGCCTTACACCTTGCGTCGGATATACAGACTCGGAATATAGAAGATCTTTCATACTCTGCTCGAATACTACTTTTATCTTATCTACTTCTGAAAACCTGTCTAATATCCTTCCTATCTCTAAGTCAATAATCTTCTTAAAACTATCCTTGCTCAGTGTTGGGTACTTGATTATATTATTACCAAGTCTTCCAATCTGTTCAGGCCTATATCTCTCCTTAAGTGCTTCTTTGATATCAGTTGTTGTCACCCTACTAGTAATATCATAGAATAAGTCTGTATCAATATCTGGGCTTATATCAGAACTGTCCTTGTATGCCTCATCTAAGTTACCCAAGATAAATACAAGCGACTTACTACAATCAAGTTTACGAGAAGAGGCTGCAAGTTTCTTAATATCCTCAAGTCTCTCCGCTAGTTGACCTATTGTATACTCACCAGATAACAGTTCCTTTGCTACCCTACTACCCAATGCATCACTCTTATTGTTAAGCCTCCTAATAATTGTTCTAAGATATCTACTAGTCAATACTTCAAGTGGCTTATTCTGATCTTCTGTATTGTCCGTCTTAATAGAAGGTCCCCTATCATAGTGAAAGAACATAAGATTTAGAAAAGCAGATACATCATCGGGAGATTCAATATGATTGTCTTTAATAATAATATGTGGTAGTGACTTAGATGCATCAACTAGTTCATCTATAAAATCACATAAGCTACTGAAATCGTAGTTATAGTCATTTGTAATATCAATAATTCCACTATCTAAGATTGACCAGATAGGGCGAAGACTTGGTGCTACTTCTTCTTCACCAGACTCATTAATAGTTCTTGCATACTGAAATTCATCAAACATAAATACAAGACTATTACTGCCGAAAAATCTATCACCACTATTAGACTCTTCAGACTTACCAAAAGTATCCATAATGTCCGTGCTGATAGATTTATTATTATCTCTACACTCACCACAATCAAATGAAATTCTTACGTCATCTAGGTATAACAAGCTAATCAATCTCTTAACTACACTTGTCTTACCAGTACCTGTCATACCCCAAATAGATACAATGGTCGGTCTAGTAATAATCTCTGGCGTCACATACCAAGCATACACACTAGCACCAAGTTGATCAATTATATCATCAAGACCTACAAATTCATGCTTAAGTTGTACAAGTGCTGAATCTAGGAGTTTAATTCTATCCTTTCTCTTACTTGGTACTCTATTAATATTCAATTTCTCCATCATCTATACTATTATCAATTAAACTTGAACCACCAAAATTATTGTAGAGATATGTTTTCCAATCCCTCGCACTAAACTTACTAGACTCAACTATATAAGACCTACTAAGCTCTGCCAGTTCTTTTGCAAACCTATCAGCACCTACCTTATCTTCAGCCTCTGCCATAAGACTAACCTCACCAACTAATGTGTGAAGTGTTATCGTAGCAGTGTAGATCGCATATTCTTCACTACTAACTGACTTACTTGATAGCTCACAGAAATACATGCCGCCACTCTCTAAGAAAGATTCACTATCTAAGATATTGGTAGTCTGATAATATTCATAACCTTTATCACCAGTTGACCAGTAAATAGTTCCACTCAAGTCAGCTAAGTATGTCTGATTATCTTCTACCAGATCGCTAAAAGTATTCGATCCGGTTTCTTTTAATAATTCTTTTAGATACCTGAAATAATTATCCATGTTTTTATTATTTAATCTTCACTAGTAAGGTATTGAAGTGACCTAGACCCCTTAATTGTAAGTATGTGGATAAAAGCAAAAATAGAAAAAGAAAATGGTGATTACTATTTGAGACGTTATTGTATTAGTAATAGTGATCTAACAAGAGTAGTAGTACACACGAAGACTAGAAAATTTTTAGAACCTGGTATTATTCTCCTGTCGGTTAGTCCAAAGAGTGGTAGAGTAAGACCTATTAGACGAACAGCAAATAGGAGAGTCACTAAAGCATTTTTTACCGGAATTATGATAGAATATCAAGAAATGCAGGGAGATACTGTTTTGATATATAAGACAGGTAATTACTTTGATAGTGAGCTTGAACTAATCTGGGGATGTAGTAAGGTAAAGAATAGTAAGGATCTGAAAGATTTAGAGGCCTACTATAATAAACTATATAAGACTATTTTCAAAGATGGACAAGAAGAAGATAATGTTTGAGCTTACAAGAGTGGGCAACGATAAATTCTTCCTTACAAAACTTCCAACAAGGTTACCTAATACTGGAGGTAGGTATGTTTTTATAGACACTAACGGGAAATTTTGTGAGCCTGGATATATAACGGCCTACTTTGAAGATTCTGATAGAGGTACGATGTATATAGGCAATAAACTTAGATATGAAAAAGTAGTAATGGCTAGATTATATTCTACTATTGACAGCTCACCTATAAAAAGTACTTGGTATCTATTATACTACGACTTCAAAATTGGTGGTCCAGATACAGTTACCTTAGATGTTATATGGTGTTTTAGTAAGTACCGTGAGAAAGGAGTTGGTGAAAATATCTACAAAAATATACTAGATGGCCTGTGGGATAATATACGACAATCTGTAAGAAACTATAAAGCAAGAAAATATAATGCTAGTAGAATTTGATATAACGAAAGAAATAGGAGGTAAGTTCTATCTCGAAAAGAATAGAGTAATAGGAGACAGTGAACACTATAGGCCAGGCATGGTTTATACAAGGCTAGGTGACAAAGATTATATGTCTGGATACCTAGTAGTCACAGAGAATAGAACCCGTTATTTGTTTGGTGGTAGAATAGAAGACCTAGATTATTTCTTCTACGAAAATCTTAAGGCTAATATTATAAAAATAGCCAGAGGTAGTACTAGATATAGCCTCTACTTGCTCTACTATAAATTCAACCGACAAGATTACGTAAATAATAGACCAACAGAACTAAGAGTGGTCTGGAGTTTTAGTAAGTATGAAGAAACAGGTAGGGGTAAACTAAAGGAAGAGATTGACGAACTGTTAAAAACTGCAACAAGGATAGTGGAAGATGAGAAACATAGTTCTTAAGATAACAAGAAACAGTGAATCTAGTTTTTCAGTATGTCGGAAAGATGGGAGTGGTGCTAATTTAGACTTCTTATCTAGTTGGAATACAGTTAATGCAGAGAGAATAGATGGAGGAAAGTCAGTTAAGTCAGGCTATCTATACATTATCGCAAGACCTGATAAGTGGGTATGTACTAGTGATTGTATATTTGGCATGAACGATAGTAATGTCTTCTTGTCGGTAAACTGTGAATATGTTAACCAAGAGTATCCAACTATCTACTTGCTACATTATGAGTTTGACTGGAGAAAATTACAGGGACAGAAACAGACAGATCTTGATGTAGTATGGTGTTCTAGTAGTTACCTGATAGATTATACTAGTGGTTATGAGAAGTATAAAAGTAGGTTAATTAATGATATAGTAAAAACAATTTGTAAGTATGAAGAAAAAAGAAAAAATAGAGCTAATCCAAGACATACTTAGTAGATTATGTTTTGGGCTTAAAGTAGAAGTTAGTGGAATCAGATATACATTAACCAGAGTCTATGTACAACCAATCTATAATCACACAAATCAAGCAAAAGATGTTCTAGCAATGTGTGAATTTCTAGGCGATGATGAGTATGTAAGTATTGAACATGTACGACCTATTCTTAAAAGGCTAGACGACATAGAAGAGCGTGACTTGATTGACTATAGGGAGTACAGTGGTGACAAGACAGCAACAAGGGATGATATACTACAAATGGACAGTCAGGAAAAACGGGATTGGCTTTGTAGTAGGTTCTTTGACACACGAGGACTAATCGATAAGGGACTGGCAATTGATGAAAGTACCTTAGGAAGTCGTGAGTATGGATATGATCATGAAATTTAAAAACAAAATTAATATATGAGAACTTTATTGATCTTAAGAGGTTGTATGGGTAGTGGAAAATCTACCTTCATCAAAAACAATAACTTAACAGACTACACACTTTCTGCAGACGAGATTAGGTTGATGTTTCATTCACCTAGCATGACAGAAGATGGTAGTATGTCAATAAGTGCAAGGTCTGATAGGGAAGTCTGGAATACACTGCACAGGATGTTAGAGGTTCGTATGACGTGTGGTGATTTTACAGTTATTGATGCAACCCATAAAACAAGTAAGGCAGTTCCTAAATATTTGGAACTAGCAGATAAATATAGATATAACTGCTACCAACTCAACGTAGAGGCAACATTAGAAGAGTGCCTAGAGAGAAACTTACTACGAGACCCAATAAGACGAGTGCCAGAATCTGAAATAACCAGGGCATTTGAGATATTACAGACAAATAAACTATCAAACAGGTTCAAACAGATTAGTAGTATTGATGAAATAATAAACTACTATATCACGGATGTATCAGACTATAAAGAGGTCAAGATAATTGGAGATGTTCATGGCTGCTATACTTGTCTAAAAGAGGCAGTGGGTGAAACATTGGATCCGGATGTCCTGTATGTATTTGTTGGGGACTATTTTGATCGAGGTATTGAAAATAAAGAGATGTATGATTTTCTAGTACAGCACCATAAAGATAGAAACGTAATACTATTGGAAGGTAATCACGAGAAACATATATGGAAACTCATTAATGGACTTGATATAACCTCTAGTGATTTTAAAGAAACACTAGAAGAAATAGAGAAGTCATACCCAAGAGATCAAGTAGTAAAGAATCTAAAAGAAATATACAACAAGCTACGTCAATGTTTCGCTTTTGTACATAAGGGGCAGAAATACCTAGTTACACATGGAGGTCTTACTGCAGTTCCTAATCTAACCACTATCCCAACAATTAATATGATAAAAGGAGTAGGTGGATATGACATGGAGGTTGATAAGATCTATGAAGAAAATTACTTGCTAGGGAGATGCCAAGACTTTATACAGGTACATGGACATAGAAATACGGCATCAACAGAACACTCTATTTGTCTAGAAGATAGTGTTGAATTTGGAGGAAATCTGAAAGTATTATCTATTACAGAAGGGGATAGAGAACTACTGTCGTTTGAAAATAAAGTGTTTAGCGTAGAGAGACTAAATAATTTTCAACAGGCAGTATATAAGGTAGATGATCCTGAGGTCTGTAAGATGATGAATAGTAGGCTGGTTAATGTCAAGGGCTGTAAGCATAATATGTATTCACTGAACTTTACTAGGAATGCATTTATTGGCAAGAAGTGGAACCTAGCAACAATTAAGGCAAGGGGACTTTTTGTAGATAAGAAGACAGGTGAAGTTAGGATGAGATCTTATGACAAATTCTTTAACCTAGGCGAACAGAAAGAAACTAGGGTGGAAAACTTAGAAAAATCACTTGTGTTTCCAGTTAAGGTTGCAGTTAAGGAAAATGGATACTTAGGAATTATGTCTGTGGTGGGAGGTCAGGTAGTATTTGCATCTAAGACAACAGATAGTGGACCTTTTGCTGAGAGATTTGAAAGAATATTTAATGAGACAGTAAGTAAACATGATGCAGACTTCCTTAAGAGTTTACTGAAGAAGGAGAATGCATCAGCTGTGTTTGAAGTAATTAGCCCAACTGAAGACCCTCATATCATTAAGTACGAAAAAGAAGAGGTAGTACTTCTGGATATACTACACAACAAATTAAACTTGGAACCGGACTATCAAACAGTATCAGATAAGTTCAAAGAGGTAGTAAAGAAGAATACATCCCTTAGAACACCGAATGAATTTACTATCCACGATGACGATACACTATGGGACACTATTGCATTATATAGTGTAGATAACTGTGATATAGAAGGATTTGTAGTGACTGATGCAAGAGGATTTAAATTCAAGGTTAAGTTCGATTACTATAACTTTGTAAAATCACTCAGGAGAATCATGCAGGTCTATAGGAAATGTAAGCGGGATGGAATAGAATTTAACAACAGAATATGTAAGAACGACGTACAGAGATTGTTTGTTAAATTCCTGGATAAGCATGATGACGGTAGTAAATCTATTATCGACCTGTATGAAGAATTTGAGAAACTAGGAGATGATGAGCAGTGAATATATAATCAGTGCAGCGGTCTATAGAAAAGAACCTAACATGCCAGAGGAATCCAGAGTAATGTATAAAGATCAGAGCAAGTGGGAAGAATTTGGCAAGGTTGATGATATATACTTCATTGAGACCGCTAGGAGGCACCCGGAAATTCTCCATAGGTGGCGCGAGGAATTGTGCAGGGAAAAACAGGGATTTTACACGTCACATGGAAGATTCGTTGATAGAAAAACTGCACTACAAATCGCGCTAAAGTCAGAACAAGTAAAACCGGGTGAGGTTAGCGGTGAACTACTGTTTTCTGAAGATTTGTGGTAATGAAAAAAAGAATAGTATAGTTTTACACTATACTATTCTAAAAATTTTTACTACTTCTTTGTAAAAGTAACCTTCATATTATTTACGTCTACTGTAATCCTGTAGAAACCGGGATCTGTTACTTCCCATTGATTATCTTGATTTGTTCCTACTATCATCTTCATAGAACTACCATCAGTTTTGATTGGAGTAGGATGCACATTAGCAAAATTGGCAACTGTAACAGTTGTAGTTACACCATTTTCCGGCATCAGATAACTTGTCTGATTGAAATTATAATCACCAAAGATATAAGGGAATTTAAGATAACCCTTAGTCAAATGACCTTCCCAAACAAAGTGATTTGGATCATCTGCTGCATTATAGCTAAATGCAAGAGGCATAGTAGCCGTATAGTTTTTGAGAGGTGTTGCAGAACCAAACAACCATAATTTATTAACAGTTTCCTTAGAACCATCAGATTTTGTAATTTGCAATGTAGGCAGTGTTCCAATGTAAGGCTCTACTGTTACCTTATTTGTACGTACATTAACTGTAATCTTGTTAACACCTGCATTTACTACTTTCCACGTATCATCACCACGAAGTGAATTATCATAAGTAGAATAGTATGAAGTAGTTTCTCTATCTGTATCATTACCTGACTTACGCATGAGCCCAGCCCCTTCATAAAGACCATTGTTAAAGAAATAGAACTTAAATGCTCCGTTACTTCTACTTGGTGTTTGATAATTTGCATCTGGACTTGAAGGACTATATATTTGTGTTGGTGTGTTACCTGAACCCAATGCTGGGCCAATGTATGTAAATACACCGTTCCCTTCATTCTTCATCTTTGCAGTAAAAGGCCAAATACGTGTACTATCACCTCTCACTGTAGATTGTGCCCAACCAAATGGAGTAGCGTCACCAATAATATATAGATGATCTGCATCTTTAGTCCATTTAGCCATATCACCGAGGTTATAATAGTTATTCTCTGATTTAGCATCAAAATTATTCTTTGTGTAGATGCTGCGTACAGTAGTTACATCACCCTCCATGTTCTTATTTTTACCAATAAGAGAGATAGTTACTTTATCATATTTTGTTTCAACCAAAGGCATATAAATAACGCCTTTACCAAAACTCTGTGGATCCCTATCTGACAATGTAAGCCATGTATTTCTGAGCATACCTGGTGTATACTTCTTAGTAAATAGATTGTATGTTGCACCATCATAATAACCATCAAATGACCCTTTCTTTACACTTTGTGTTAATGAAACACTCTGATAATCATGCATCATATCACGAAAGTACATCGTCATAGATGGTGTAACGTCAAGTGTACATTCCATCCTCACTGGAGAACCATTATTTGCAAGTTCTGGACATTTATCTATCTTACCTATACCTGTAAAGTTTGTATTAGTAAGTACTGCAGTATTCTTATCGGCATCTCCCCATGCAAAGCCTGCATTAGCTGGATTAATATAATAAAAATTTACTTCATTATGGTTGGTTACTGTAGGTTTCTCTTTTGAAGCAAAGAGATAAATTGTATTACCAGTAGACCATTTAGCATCAGTAGAAGTAAATGTAGCGCCTGCACCATTCTCATCAACTGACTGACATACAAATGTGCTGACAAAGTCTTTAATTGGATCATATGTATAAAGATAATCTCCTACTGTCCAAATATACTTGTAATTTGTTATCTTTCCAGTTGTAGGATAAGTAACGGCTCTACCTGACGTTACATTTACGTCGTAATCACCTACCACTGTTGCACGTGTTCCTGGCTTCTGTGGGTTACTTACATGAATAGTTACTACATTACTGTTCTGTTCCGTAGTCTGAGCACCTTCAATAATATCATCTGAACTACATGCTGTTCCCATTGATACTACTGCAAGAGCCATCAACAATTTTACTGTTAGCTTTTTCATTTTTCTTGATTTCATTTTATTATTACTGTTCATTATTAATTTCTCCTAAACATTAATTCCAACCTATTTCACCCCAATCACTATTATCAGGGTCATCAGAAGGCATTACACCATTCTCATCCTTATTCTCTCCACCATTTTCCACTTCATGGAATTTTACGGTAGAAAGTCCCATAATAGGTTGTTCTACATTTGTTTTGTAAATGTTTGTTTGTGGTTTAAAATAACTCTTTTTCATTTCTTTGATTTTTTAAATAATTAATTGCTATCTATAAAATAAACTCTAATTTCTCTACTTATAAGGGATTTAGAGCATAATTTATGACAGGAAGTCTTAGTTTTCTTGTGGTGGCGAAAAAATAATAAGAAAGAATAGTAGGTAGATATTAAAAAACTACTTACTACTCTTTTTTTGTCTCCCCCATTACTTAGGAGGACATACATTAGTTCTATCAGATTTCTCAAGGTCCTCAAGTGTTGGATATTCACAGCCAGGATTTGTAACGTTTCCATTATTCCAACTGCTACCACCACTATTACTACCCGACAAAACTGACTTCTCCATTTCTACCCCATGTACTGTGATACTTGGGGCAATGTACATCTTCTTCATGTCTTTCTGTCTTTAATAAAATGTGCGTGCCTAAGACAAGACTCGAACTTGCACAGCCATTATCTGCCAAGGGATCCTAAGTCCCTCGTGTCTACCAATTCCACCACTTAGGCAATAATAAGCAGGGTTTTTATTTGTGAGAGGTTGTTTCATATTTTATCACTACTTCAAAAGATCAGCCCTGAAGTACTGAGGTTATCAGCTGCTTAACCTATGATTTGTACCCTGCTAGTGCCCTCTCATACAATACATTTCTATATTAACCTTTGAGGGAATCAGAGACTTCACTAAGGTAAGTCATCAAAGTCGGTTAGGCCTTGATTCACCAGACTCACCCTAGCTTATCTCCTTTCACTGCCGACCAAAGCAGCTAATCTTAATTTCCGAAAGCACTATTACCCCGAAATCCCTCACATATAAGATTTCTAAAGGGTCTTACATGCAAAAACTACACACTTAGAATCCTTATTAGTAGGAGAAAATTAATATGATATGAAAACATTTGCAAAAGTAACTAGAGAAGGACAGAAATTTTATATTCAACATACACCAAGTAGAGGTAAGTATGATAGTATGGAGTCTGTTATTGGAGATGACGAAATAATTATCAAGATGCTAGATAATAGGAAGGGGTATGAGTCAGGTTACCTATTTATTACCCAGAATCCGTCAAGTGAAGATCTATGTGTTTCCAACTTTCTATTACAAAAAACTTTAATAGAGGGATTAACTAGGGCTGGTGTATATAGCCGACTAAAAGAGGTTAAGATGGGATCAGAGATTTATGTGATGTATTATAACGCAAAATCATATACAAATAATAAACCAACCAAGTTAAACCTGATATGGGCAGCGAGCGTAGTAGATCACCTAGATAACGATAGTAGAATAAAGCTATCAAGGGATATAACAAAACTAATCCCCAAGGTAAAGAATAATAAAAAGATAGAGCAGTATTTTTAGCTGCCCTATCTAATTTTTTTTCTTATCACACCTCTTTTTCTTTTAATATTTTGAAACCATTTACTCTCTTACCGTCTACTGTAATTAGGCAAGGTTTAAGTTCGAAAAATTCTTCCAAGTCTGTAGCTTTAGGTGAGGCTTTATAACTCAGTTTCTTATAGATTTCTGATACCTTAGCCTTAATATCTGCTTTTGTATAAGACTTTCCAACCTCAAACACGTCACTTAGTTCTTCTCGTATCTTGGTTATATCAAAACTTAGGATTTTCAGCTTATTATCAAGTCTTCCTACATTATAGTAGTCTGATTTGCAACCCTTAAGACCTAAGATGTTAATATAATCACAAAACCTTTTCTCTTCTATGTGTTGTAGAATTGATAAATTTCCTACTCTTTCACAATACTCACAAAGATACTTTAGTTTGTACTGTCGACTTTTCTGTTCCTTATACTCTTTAAAGAATTTCTCTAGCTCCTCAATATCATCAACTCCACCTACCTTACCTAGCTCATTGAAAACAGTGAATCTATCAGAGTAATCAACTTGCTGAATCTCATAGGCTCTCATTTCCGATACCTTAACTAGATTATTGAAGACTGGCGTAAGTATTTTAGTATCACCAATTTTTTTCTCATTAACCGCTACAAAGTCATCCTTATAGTTGAATGTTTTTGCAAGTTTTTGATAAGCTACTGATAAGTCTCCCTTCTCTTCATTATTACCCTTCTGAAAAACTGACAATAGATTCTCCGATGTTTTCTCCTTCTTTGCTAGCTTCTCGTCAAATACCTCCTTTGCCTGTTTATTACCTGTTGTGATGGACTTAAAGAATAGGATTGCTTCATCTTTCCATGGATTCTCCCGTAATCTTTGGCGCCCTAGTATCTGTGGAAGATCGAGGGTAATATCAACAGCGAGAGTATCTATGTTTGCGTCGCTGATAATAAAACTCCTCGCATTGTCACTGTAGAAATCCGCGCCAAGATATACGGTCCTAGTACAGAAAGTAAACATTTTCCTAGGTTCATCTCTCAAAGGAACAGTACCAATCTTATACTTAGCGCCTAGGTTTTTCTTAATTCTTGTGACATTTTCAGGCGTATTAGCAACTAAGATATTAACCTGTTCCGGTGTTAGACCAGCTCTTTTGATAATACTAGTAATGTTATTGACTGAGTTGACGTAGAATACAGCTTCTCTTGACTCAATCTTCTTAACATCTTTCTCATTATCACTCTCTGGATCCCTCACATATCTATACTCAAATTTCCCATCCAAGTAATCCTTAATGATAGGCCCTGCTTCCATATAGACACTCTTTAGGTTCCTTGTGATTATCTTTGGCTTACTAACACGGCATGGATCTTTCGCCTCCCAGTCCAGTTCATAGTAAGGGAGATCTTTAAACTCCTCCAACATGTCAAGGTACTTCTCTATCATAGGTGTTGCACTAACATAACAAACCCTCTGAATTCCCTGTAAGTTATCAACAAACTGCATCTCCGTGTCAGACTTAAACTTGCTATCGGTGAAGATACTTTGAAATTCGTCCACCACTATCTGAAAATTCTCTAACCTATCCTGATGCCTAATAATATCTTTAACAATCCGGAATGAATCATAAGTAACAAGGATCTTCACAGGCTTATTGTTTAACCTGCAAGCTTTGATGTAAAGACTAATTTTATAAGTTAACTCCTTGAAGAAATCCTCCCTCTGTTTTGCCTCCTTCTTGATCTTCTCTAAGTTAGGTTTCCTGTACCCAAACGTTCTTCGAACCCTTGGATACTTCGTTAGGTCCTTGTCAGTCCCTACCTCAGATTCATAGGTATTTACAACTAGGAATGTGGTGTCTGGATGTTGTTCGTACTTATTCTGTAGTAGGATCTTTCTGGGACTACAGAGAATAGTATCATCACTGTTTCTAATGCAGTACTCAGTATAACCACAACCTGGGATCTGCTTGTTGAGGATATGAGGAAAACTGTGAATCCTATAATCCTCCCATTCACTCATGTACCTGATTCCACTAGGTACTTCTAATTTTTGTTTTTCCATTAGTTTGAAATTTTTATAGTTAATTTATATACTGTGGTCTGAGGTGATACATTTAGCTGAAGCTAAGTATCACACTCGCTTGATTTCATCAATCACCTTTCAATGATAAGGATTTTATATTGCGCTATATGTAAAATTGTATTATTTGTTTGATCAATCATTGGAAGATATGTATAGTAATATATTTAGCTTCACAAAAATAATACACCTGAAAACTTCTCGCCTATGGTACCTCGGATATATACTAATGCCACTACCTTCGGTATAATATTCTAGATTCCGCTGACGCTCCACTTAAGAATATTAACCTCGGGCGAATGCTGGCTGAATTCATATCCCCTCTACTTCAGAATTCTAGGCGAAGCCCTCAACCGAACCGACGACTTTAGGAGGAGTGTGAAGGATTGAGCAAAGAGCGAGAGGCTAGGGTGACAATATTGGGGAACGTAGTGATACAATATTGGTGGCATAGACTTTTGGGCAGGCGGCCTCTCGCGAATTGGCAAGTGCGGAGCTTAGCTTGGTAAAAATAGTACACCGGGCCCCTAGTTTCTTTATATATGAGGAACTTGGTATTTTGTTTTGTGTTGCCTAGCGATCCTCCAAGTTTAATAATATAAAGTTAAAGTTATGAAAGTAAAACAGGTTAAGCAAGAAATCCTGGACAAAGTATTAGTTCCAGGTAATCGTGTTTTTGAGGAGTGTGTTGCCTTTAATCCTATCATTGACGGTTCTGGTAATACGAAGGAAGGTATTTATTTTCCTCGCAGTATCTATGGTAATCCTACAAAGGGCAGTACTAAGAGGAAGAGTATTAAAATTATTGCCAGACGTGAGGAGGGTGAAAACTCATTCTTAAACAATTCATTAACAAGTAGCACTTATATGAGGATGGTACTTGATGATCTCGCTGTCTTAAGTGCGGCAGATAGTACGGGGGCAGGTATTTTTGATTTTATCCCCGAATATATTGTGCCGCTAAACAAACAGCGATGGATTGAGTGTTGTGATAAGTGCGATGTGCGTGATCCTATTGAGCGTGGTAAGTCTTATATATCACTTGACCTTTATAGTACTACCTTGAAGATGTATATTGAGGTAGATGGTAGGTGTCATGATGTGTTAGAGCAGAGTAAGTCAGATCAAGCCAGGAAGATGTATATGGAGGAGGAGCATAGTATTAGTGAGCTTCGTCTTAAATATTATGCAAGTGGTAAGGCGATGCATCATAGGAAGGAGGTAGTAGGTGAGAAGAGGGATTCAGCTAGGGAAGATCTCAGGCGAATACTTAGTAGGCGTTGGGAGATTGGAAAAGAATACCTAGACAAGATACCGGACCCTCACAAGAACTATGGCCATTACATGTTAGATAGTTTTGTGATAGGTACGTTAGAGTTTGGTGAGGCTGCATTGAAAGGTTATGAGTTTTACACAGAATCACCTAAGAGAACCGTTAATCAGGCAGTTAGTATGGTAGTAGAGTATCTTGGTAGGAAAAAGATGATGGCTGAGAAGTGCAGAAAGAGACTTGCGCAGGAGATTCGATTTATTAACAGACTGATAAAGGGAAAGAGATGAGCAGGAAGGAAACATACAAGAACATACTCCTAGGAAGCCTTAAATTCCTTAATGGTGTATATAAGATAATTACAGCAACTCTTATCTTATATAATACCTGCCAGTGTAAGAGGAGAACTGGAAATCAGGATAATCAGAAGCAGTAGTGCATGGTTAGGTAAGAGCTGTATGAACTTAACTGTGTAGGTGTTTTCTACTGTGGAGGTTATTCAGTGGGGTCTCAGTAATATAGGTTACTTATGAGGCCCTTAATATTTTTTTTCGTCCTCTAGATCCCTTATAGGTATGAGAATTGATAAGTTAATAAAGTATCTTAGAGTAAATAAAAACTACTCGTTTATGTTGGGAAAATTTTTGATTCCTAAAGGTATAATGACTATTAATGGGAATAAACATGACTTAGAGCAAAGTAGAGAAGATAATCTAGTTCAAGGGAGTGCGTGGTCTCCATATTTTCAGAATTTTCTAGATACGAAGCATAAAAGTATAGGTTATATTAGAGAATTTCCCATTATAATTAGAGACCAGACACTTTGGGGATCTATGTGCGATATACACAACGTCCCACCTAACTTACGACCCAGAAACTATTTTTTAGCTGACTATCTCATATATAACTACAATTTTCTGGTAGAAATAGATAGTCAATATCATAATGAAGAATACGACAATGCTAGAGATGATTATATTAAGAGAGGTTATGGACTAGATACCTTGAGATTTTACGAATACGGAAGAAATAAGTATCAGAAGTTTTTAGATGATTTTCAATTCTTAGTGAATTTCTGCAAAAACTCTGGAGCTATACCGGTAGATTTTAACTACGATCAATTAATTATTGATTATTTCTTACAGAAAAATAGTAGGGTTATTTCTGTATATGATAAGATAGAAAACTTATTGGCAACTAAAAAACTAAAGACTATAGTATTAAACAATAAAAATCTAAGTATCCCAGAATTTGTTCAATTACAATACGGTATTAATTACTTAGAAGAACTTGTAAATTACTTTAAGTTCTCTTATAATGTAAATGTAATTCTGGTGACCTAGATTCCTTAATAATGAAAGAGGTGCAGTAATCCATAATGGTACTGTATAGGCTTAGTTTTGCTCAGTTTTATGAGTCTCATATCTTATTATAAGATATGCTTAATTAGTCACGAGACGCTGAGATACCCTAGAGCGATAAAGGTGAGCTATGTACGACAGGAGACCTTTCATAGTCGATTATGTTTAGGTTACGGTACTGGTAGAGATAGGGAGTCGAAAGGATAGTTAATTCGATGCCAGCAACGTCAATAAGGCTGGAAACGATCATAGGGTTAACTAGCTCCCAGTCGTTTATTTTTTTTCGTTCTCTGATTGATTATAAAGCCTTAGAATCCTTAATAGTGAGATGAAAGTATATGAGTGTACACTTAGTAGAAGTATATGAACAGTCTCAGGTATGCATAATAAAAACAGGGGCATGGGAGTCTTGATTGTGAGAGACCATGTGGCTTTAATTTACACTCAGTTTTATAGGGCCATCTTACCTAATACTGAGGAACCCTTGTAGCGATATAGGTTAGCTATGTACGTCAGGAGATCTAGTGTAGCATACATCACTTAGATTACGGTACTAGTAGAGGTGAAGAGTCGAAAGGATAGCTGTTTTTGAGTAGCTAGCTCTTCGCCATTTTTTTTTCGTCCTCTAGATCCCTTACTAGTATATGGAAAAGAATTTATTAATGAGATACCTAAAAGATAACAGGGAATACTCTTTTAGGTTAGGCGATTTTATTATTCCCAAGTATATAAGTTCTATTAAAGGTAATAAGATTAATCTTGCAAGAAATAGAATAAATAATTTAAATCAAGGTAGTAGTTGGTCTCCGAATTTTAGGAAACTACTTAAAGATTATTACCCATCTCTATATAATATCAGGGAGTTCCCACTTTTAATAGAGAATAGGAAATACTGGAATAGTTTATGCGACCAATACAATGTAAGTGAAAAAGGCCGCAATAGAAATTATTTCTTGGCTGACTACCTATTTCCAGATTATAATTTTATTGTGGAGATAGATAGTGAGTTACATGACTTGAATTATGATATTGCTAGAGATAATTATATTGTATTTTCTTTTGGTGTATCAACTCTTAGATTATTTGAATTCGGAAGAGATCCACTAAGTGATATTCCTTTGATTAATGATTTTGACATCGAACTTTATAGAATGAAGCATGGTGGCAGAGCATTAGTTGATTACTCAAGTGCAATTGTAAATCGATTCTATGTGGAAAATAAAGAAATTATGAATGCAGTTGATGTAATAGAGGGCCTTATTCTGTCAGATAGTATTGTAAATAATACTTATGTACTGGACCCGAGAAGTGGGTTGATAAATAGTTTCAGAGATTTTGAAGTAGTGAGGGATATATTATATCGTACCTATGGTCTGAGATTAGTATTACCTTAAATACTCTTAAATCCTTATATGTGAATAAAAAGGATTCCGTAATTCCTGGAGTAGATGTTCTATCTAAGATAGGAATAGCTCAGGAAAATAACATTGCGGTTCAAATGCCTTCTATTCCTTATATGTGAATAGAAAGGATTCCGTAAGTCCTGGAGTAGATGTCCTATCAACAGCCGATAGGGGAAAGAGGTAAATCGGATGAATGAATTTTGCCTAGTTTTATAGTTCAAATTATCTAATACTAGGATACCCTTGTAGCGAAACAGGTAAGCTATGTACGTCAGGCACCGCATTCTTGGGTTTTTGGGCACATGTGCGGCACGGTACTGGTAGAGATAGGGAGTCGCATAGGAAATCATTTTTGAATGATTAACTCCCTGTCGTTTTTATTTTTTTTATTTCCTCTACAATCCTTAATAGTGAAGGTGCATTGTGTGATTAACCTGAATCTACCTGCAAAGATGGTAGAGCAATAGTCGACAATGTTGGCTCTAATTTTAACCCGATTTTATAGAGTCTTTATACTAATATTGGGGAACCCTTGTAGCGATATAGGTAAGCTATGTACGTCAGGAGGCTCATGGTGAGAGTATACGATATATCATTGAGTTACGGTACTGGTAGAGATAGGGAGTCGAAAGGATAGTTATGTCATTTAGGATTACTTGGTATAGCTAGCTCTCTGTCGTTTTTTTTATTTCCCCTAGATTCCTTACTAGTATGAAGAGAAAGAAAATATATAAAGTTTATCTAGGTTGGGATAAGCAAGTATTAGATCGAACATTTGCTAGTGAGGCAGATGCAATTAATTATGCGAATGAGCTAGCAGTTGATACATTGGTTGTGTCTACTGTAAAATAAGAATTAGTAGTAGGATAGTAGTGATATTATTCTACTCTTTTTTGTTGCCCTTGATTCCTTATATGTGACAATATGTAATTAGTGTATTACAATGTTACAATTCATGGTATAGGTAGTTCCTGGCTAGTCTGAGATAGATTGGCCAGGTTTTTATTTCCCTCTTGATTCCTTAACTGTGTGTAGGTAGTAGAAAACCTAACTATAAAATAACCTAAAACAGTTTCAACCAAGCTTGTCCGTGAGGGATAGGCTTGGATTTTATTTTTTCCTTCTGATATGTCCTAGATCCATTATTAATATAATGAAGTTATTAACAATTAAAATTATGAAGTTATGACAGTTTTTAGTATTGACGTGGAGGTATACAATACCCACGTAGAGTTTACATTTGCAAGTAGGGAAGAACTCTTAGAGCTTGCAGAGGACCTCAGTGTTGAGGAGAATGTTAACTTCATAGGTAGAGAAGTTGGCAAAAAGAACAGAAGTGGTTATTATTCAAAGATTGAAATACCTAACCACGGATTCTTAGTAGGCATAGTATCTGATGGCCTAGGTAAGAGCAGTAAGGAGGCTACAACCGCACGTTATGTGTATAATGTAGCAGAGGCAATACTTAAGTCTCGGGGTCTTAGGAGAGATCCTAAGAACATATCATATCTTATTGAGTATATAATGAATAAGATAGTATTCAGTGAGCTTGAGTAGAATTAGAAGGGACATAGTTCCCTTCTTTTATTTTTCCTCCTAAAATCCCCTAGATCCCTTATTAGTGAAAAGGAAATGTTGTTCAGAAAAAATTTAATGTTTTTGTTTCTGGTCAAGCGAGGCCGAAATAATCTAGCTTATTCGTGATGGATGGGCTAGTTATTTTTTTTGCTCGCCCTAAATCCCTTATATATAGAAAATTATATTAACATTAACAATTATAAGATTATGAGAAAATTAATTATTATGTTCTTGGCAGTTATGTTGTCAAGTATTAGTATGAACGGTCAGAACGTCATGGAACCAGTAAAGATGTTCTGTAGTAAGGAGTGTACGGATTTTTACACAATTAAAACAGGTAAGTATCCGACAGAGTTTAGACTAGCAATCAGAGTTAGGAAGCTAGGAGATGATAGATTTGCCTACGACTTTATGGCAGCTGAAAAGATAGGAAGTGGTTATTCTGAGTTTGAATTACAGGATAGGCGCGCAGATGTCAATTCAATTTATGGCTACTCACTTTTTGACGTAAATGGACAATTAGTAAGTTATGCATTTGAAGATTCACCAAACCAAGTGATGATAAATGATTACAGGTATCGAATTTTTACAGTAGAGAGTAATAAGGAAGACATAAGGGCTTTCTGCAATAGTTACTTTATCTTTAGAACAATGAGACTCTACTTTAGGGATATTTTCGGTAGGTATGAATCAAATGCAGATATAGGGAAGCATACAGTTGATATTGTTATTACGCCTGATGAAGAGGGACAGATCAAGTTCTATAATCAGCTAAGCAGGTTAATAGGCGATTAAAGTAGGAGAGAGGAATTACGTTATGTAGTTTCTCTCCTTTTTTGTTCCCCCTTGATTCCTTAATAGTGAGAATTGTTTTATTGATTAGTAGTATCTTTCTGAAGGCCGAGCGAGGTCTTGATTAGTTAACACTCTAACCTGTCCGTGATGGATGGGTTAGTTTTTTTATTTTTCTTCCTCTTAATACCTTATTGTTAGAAGAATGAAAAAGAAAGTTAGTATTATAGAAGTAATATTTGGAGGTTACACAAGATTTTATCTAACAATAGATGCTTTGTATCCAGAGGGTATCTATAAGACTGTATTTGAAAAAGTAGATCAATCTTTAAGTATCAGAATTTCTCCTCCTAATAGTAAAGTATTTGATGTAGGGTTAGATACTCTGAAAGCTTTGTACTTTTTCGAACACTTAATCACTAAGAAAAAGTTTGTATATCGGAAGCAGTGTATATGTTTTATAGTGGATAGTAATAAGAAATTTATAACAGACAAGGAACTTAGATCTATTCTGTATGATGGTAGTAGTATGTCTGACGTTATAATATTCAACCCAACAAAAGACAAGATAAACGAATGGTTTCCTTGGAATGTTCGATCTGTTAGTAGAGAGCTGGTGATTGATACTAGTAGATTATTAACTGGGAACTTAGAAGAACCATATCAACAGTTTATGTCTCAGATCTACCATAAGACACTAACTGATTGGGTATATGAACTGCAGGATAAACGTTTTGGTTAGGGAGATGAGAAAATTAGAGCTTAAGATAGTAGGGAACTTAATCACACATAGTTTTTTCATAGTTCTTCCTGTTGAGCTGACTGTGCCTAAGAGTAAGTTGTCAAAATTATTCTTACATTATTCGAGGTTTGGATTAGAATTTGGTTTCTTTGGTTCAAAACTCTTGCGTGATAATATAGAGAATGTAATTAAGAACATAGGAGAAGAAATAAGCAAGAGTGATAGTGTCCGGATCAGTGTAGGAATTCAAATACAACATGCAGACTATACAATAAGCCCTGGAAAAATAATAACAACTAAGAAAATAATGAGTTGTCTCAGGGAGGGTGAAGTTTGTTATGAGTATACTAATATGAGTAGGTATAATAGTGATAATATAGTTAGAGGTTTATTGAGTGATGAAAAGTGGAGGTTTGAGAAGAGATTTGTCGAGATAGATACAAGTACAATTCTCTCTGAGTCAAAAACCCCATTCACTAAGCTAATTAGACATTTATGGTTAGATTATGAAAGAGAAGATAACACTTAAAGTAGTAAGAGAGTTAACAAAAGAATATTGTCACTTAGTAGTACCAGTAAGGCTTTTAATACCTGAAGAAATATTATACGATGTAATACGAGTCTATCAGTATGGTATTATGACGTTTAATACTTCTAATGTTTTTGAAGATGAAGTTGTAGATAAGCTATTAGAGAAGTCGGCTAGGGATTGGTCAAATAGTAGGAAAGAAGAGCTAGTGAGGTGTTTGGTTGTTTCCTATAAGTACATGCAAGATCCGTGTCCAGGCAAGATAATACTGGGGAAAGATGTAATAAGGCTTCTACAACATGGAAGGTTATTATGCAATAGAATATTTAGTCTTTCTGAATATGAGAGTGATGATATATTTGCTTTTATCCATAGTAATAACACTAGGATTGAAGAAGTAAGCGTCATGGTAGATACAAGTAAGATATTTACAGACACCAATGATTCACTTACCAGACTAATAAGAGGCCTATATCATCTTACTAAGTGGAACAAACTTGAGTGAATACCTGGAATTATAGGAACCAGGTATCTTATTTTTTTTTCTTGCCGTTATTTTCACGTTGATGCCTTAATAGTAGAAATGAAAACGAAAAAATATATGTTAGAAAGATTTGTAATAGAAAATTTTAAAAACATTAGCCTGTATTATACTGGAACTATTCTAGATAGTACAGAAGAAAATCAAGACTACCTACATAAATTGCTAGTAGATGATCTAATGACGAGGCTGAAAATTGCAGGTACTGTGGTTATTACTGTAGTTATCATATTTACAGAGTTGTACTTTTTTATATTGGAGTTTATAAGATGTCAAGGAAATTAACAAAAGAGGAATTCGTTGAAAAAGCTAGGGAAGTACATGGTTATAAATATGACTATAGTAAGGTAGAGTATAAGAATGCTACTACTAAAGTTTGTATTATTTGCCCTGTACATGGAGAATTTCTTCAAAAACCTAATTATCATACCCAAGGAAATGGTTGTCCTAAGTGTGCTGGTAAAAGAATGGATACTAAATTATTTATAGAGTATGCCCATAAAGAACATGGAGACAAGTATGATTACAGTAAAGTAGTGTATAAGAAAAGTAAGGACAAAGTTTGTATTATCTGTCCTGTACATGGCGAATTTTACCAAACCCCAAACTCTCACCTTCAAGGTCAAGGGTGTCTTAAATGTGGTGTTAAGTCTCGTAGTAAACTTAATTCAAAAACGGATAATATATTTATAGAGCAAGCCAAGAAAGTGCATAATAATAAATATGACTATAGTAAGGTAGAGTATAAAAATATTCATACTAAAGTCTGTATTATTTGTCCTGATCATGGGGAATTCTATCAAACACCAGGCAGTCACCTAAGGGGAGTAGGGTGCCCTAAGTGTAGTAGTACGTCTAAACTAACTACAGAAAAATTTATTGAGAAAGCTAGAGAGGTACACGGAGATAAATATGATTATAGTAAAGTAGAGTATAAGAATGTTAGGGACAAAGTTTGTATTATTTGCCCTGAACATGGGGAATTCTATCAAACTCCTAATACTCACTTCAGGGGAAATGGTTGTTCTGAGTGCAGTGGGAAAGCTAAATTAACGACAAAAAAATTTATTGAGAAGGCTAGAGAGGTACATAATAATAAATATGACTATAGTAAAGTAGAGTACAAAAGTAACACTACTAAAGTCTGTATTATTTGCCCTGAACATGGGGAATTCTATCAAACACCGAATACCCATTTAAGAGGTAGTGGTTGTCCAAGATGTATTAAAAATACTAAGCTAACTACTGAGGATTTTATAGAGAGGTCTAGGAAAGTACATGGTAATAAGTACGACTATGACAGGGCAAAGTATAAGAATAGTGCTACTAAGGTCTGTATTATTTGTCCTGATCATGGAGAGTTTTTTTCAGATACCTAATGGTCACCTCCAAGGTCAAGGCTGCCCTAAGTGTGGGGGTAATTACAGATTAAGCACTGAAGATTTTATTGAAAAAGCTAAAAGCGTACATAACTACTTGTATGACTATGATAAAGTAGACTACAAAAACATATATACCCCTGTAAATATATTTTGTAAAGTACATGGTTACTTCAGTCAAACCCCAAAATTACACCTTAATGGTTCCGGTTGTCCCAAGTGTAATCATGGCTTCTCATCAGACTCTAAGCTATCATTACTTAGCGATTCTGATGTTGAGCACTTATCGGTTCATCAGCTTATTGAATTAATTGGTCAAAACTTACTTCCGGCCGATTTTAAGGTTCTAACAAAAACTGCAGCTGGTAGTGAGGATAGAAGAGATGACATCAATAAGCTCAGGGAATCAATTGGTAGTGGAGTAGAGGAGGAGAATGAAACGGCCGAAGAAGAGCAGGTATTACAGGAGGAACAGCTAGATTTTGAAGACGCACAAACAATCGCCGCAAATGACCAAAGTGAGAATCTCCTCAATGTTCTCCCCGACCTAGTAACAAAAGAATTAAAGACCTATGATAAGTACTTTGTATCCAGCGGCGAGAAGGGTGCGTACCTACTGAAGGAGTCAGTTAATAAGATATGGAACTGTGTATTATCTAGCGAGTCATACTTAGATACAGTCAAAGAGATGAGAGAGTCGAGTGGTCCGTGGTTAACTTATGTCTTGGATACTTTTATGATGGAGTATAAGAGTGTCCAGAATGAGAAGGTTGGTCCAGATTATAAGTTTGAGTATCCACCTAGTCTTATGCAGAAGTTAATGTCCTACCGAATTGCAACTAACCCTTACTATGGAAATTGGTGTGGTACTGGTGCAGGTAAGACTAATGCTTTTCTCATTGCCTCTCGTAGAATTGATGCAAGGGTTACTGTATGTGTATGTCCAAATGCGGTGGTTGAGACAATAAGAAAATCAATCCTTCGTGTTTATCCAGAGAGTACCATCATTATCCCAAAGTCCCTAGATGATATAACCAGTTATGATAGGTCTAAGTATAATTATGTCATCCTTAATTATGAAAAGTTCTGTCAGTCATATTCTCCTGCCCTTGTCGATAAATTGGTGAGTCTTAACCAGATTGACTTCCTATGTTTTGATGAGGTACACAGAGCTAAGAATGACATGTCTAGTATCAATCAGAACTTAACTAATCTTCGTGTCTTAGGTGGTGAGAAAAATCCAGGTATGAGAGTATTAGGTATGACAGCAACTCCACTCATTAATAATCTTAGTGAGGTTAGAAACTTGCTAGAACTCATAACAGGTACCTCATTTGAAGATATCATGCCAACAAACTTAGTAACCATCAACAATATACATAATGCGTATAAGTATTTGATGTTATATGGATTTAGATATGTACCAGACTATAAGATTAATTATATCGAAGAGAAGGTAGATATTGATGGTACTAAGGAGCTTGCAGAGAAGTTAGTAGGTTTTGAGAATAGTGAAGTAGGTGATATAGAAGGGCATATGGTACAGGTTAAGTATGAAGGTATTAGGTCTCATATCAAGAAGTACAGAACTATTATTTATACTCAGTTCATAAAAAATATCCTGCCCCGTATTAAAGAAGAGCTTAGGATGGATGGTATTACGTTCAGGGAGTATACAGGTGAGATTGATTCTGTGGAAAGAGATTCGATTGTTTCTGATTTCGCCCAGCATAAGTTTGACGTTATCTTAGCCTCTTCTCCGATTACTACAGGTGTTGATGGCTTGCAGAAGATTTGTGACACTATTATTATCTTGTCACTTCCTTGGACCAATGCAGAGTATGTACAGTTGGTTGGTAGAATTAATCGCCAAGGTTCAGAATTTGGTAGTGTTAAGATAGTAGTGCCGCAGGTTAAGATCAAGATGAATAATGGTAAGGAGTGGTCTTGGGATGATAAGAGATTTAGGATTATCAAGACTAAGCGTACACTCTCAGATGCAGTAGTTGATGGTAGGTTTGCAAGTATATTCAGCCTTAATAGATCAAAACTACTAAGAGATGCGGTTGAGTCACTTAGAGAGGGCATTCAAGATTTTACTATCACTAGAAAGAAGCTTGAGGTGGAAGCGGTTGAAGCTAAGATAAGAGAGTATAGTAGTGAGTCAATCATAACCTGCACACATCAGAAAGCTAGTACATCCACCTCTACTAGAATGCATGAGTGGTTTGGTGAAGACAAGTCAAGATGGAAAGATTATCACAAAGTCAGAGAAGAAAACCTAAAAGACTGGGTAGAAAATCCTATTACTGTTATTGCGGAGAGACTAAATGAAAATCCAGGACAGACAATAGCAGATCTTGGTTGTGGTATGAATAGGCTGAAGGACCTAGTGAAGAATTATAAGGCCTGGTACTCATTTGATCATTGTGCTGTCGATCCTAGTGTAGTAGAGGCAGATTGTTCAGACCTACATGAATACTTAGGGGACGAAAGTGTAGATAGTGCTGTTTTCTGTATGTCATTATGGGGAACGAACTACCTAGACTTAATTAAGGAAGCACATAGATATTTAAAGACAGGAGGTACTCTTTATGTAGTGGAACCTAATGATAAAGTAGATCAATCAGTTCTACTAGGTGAGGTGGTACAACTTGGATTTAACCTAACTAACTTAGTACTAGAAAGAAATGGAAAGACTTATTTTGAGTATAAGAAAGTAAGGTAGACTTGATTATAGAGATTAGTAAATACTAGTCTCTATTTTTTTTGTCCTCTAGATCCCTTATAGGTATGAGAAAAGATAGATTAAAGGGATTCGTAGTTAATTGTAGTGATTATTCTTTCAGAGTAGGTGGCTACGTAATTCCTAAAATGATGAATACTTACTCTGGCTGTAGAATAGATCTAGAGAAGAATAGAGAGAAAAACCTAAATCAAGAAAGCTTTTGGTCACCCAGGTTTGAGGGGTTTCTGAAGCTTTCGAATAATAGAACACAGTACATAAAAGAATTTCCATTTATAATAGAAGATAGAAACTTATGGAATAGTTTATGTATTAAGTATGATGTTGATTTAGATCTTCGCGATAAGAATTATTTCTTAGCTGATTACTTTTTTCCAGAGCACAATCTTATCGTAGAGATAGACAGTCGGTTACACGATAAAAACTACGACCTTGCCAGAAACGAATATATAAATCTGGCTTGGGGGACTTACAGTCTAAGATTTTTTGAGTTTGGAAAAATGAGAGTACAAACTAAGAAGTATATAAAGAAATTTAATAGTTACATTAAAAGAATATCTAAGGTAAAAGAGTTCTATAATGTAGTGGGTTGTATAGTAAATATAGACTATTCAGATAGTATAGTTAATGATTTTTGTAACTCAAACTCAGATATAATGTTCGTATTAGACGAGCTTGAGAAGAGGATACTAAATAACTATCCTATGTCTGGAAGATTAATAGTAGATAAAGATAGTATAAGTTATAGTATGTATAGAACTCTATTAGACCAATCAGATTTTGAGAGAATACATGGAATACTATGTATGGTATATAATATAGATGTAATTATAAAGCCTTAGATTCCTTAATATTGAGATGAAAGTATATGAGTGTACACTTAGTAGAAGTATATGAACAGTCTCAGGTATGCATAATAAAAACAGGGGCATGGGAGTCTTGATTAT